TTGTTGAATGTATTAATGAGAGTATTCACTTTGTTTTCAAGGTTGTTTAATTTTTCTGTCAGCTCTATCACCTTTACAAGTCCTTCAAATTGTCCACCACGCATCACTATTTTATCAATTCCAGAGTACATTAATATAACCGGGTCGACTGTTTTTGAAAGCATGACTACAACTGTGCTTCCAACTTCTGGTATATACAACATACCATCGTCAACCGATGCCATGAGCCTACATAATACCATATTGACACCGTTGCTACATTTGGCAATTCTCTCACCTTCGTTTACCGATATCACCTCCATATCGAATAATTCAATATTTGTCGGGCCCAATTGCTGTAAAATATCTCGTATGTCTCGTGAGCTATTCATTAATTCTAAAATCTAATTCTATTTGTTGCCTAATACCGCCAATTCCGCCGATATATTTTATTGATTTCACTTTGTAAAGTCCATTTCTTTCAGGTAGTTTTCTATCTATTAATTTTACGTTGTCTCCAAACTTTACAAATGGGATCCCGAAAGTTGTAAACGTTCCCTTGAATCCGCTGTAGTAATATTTTTTTAATTGTTCAAATGCAAGTGCGCCCAACTGTTCTACAGTCGATGCCCCAGGAAAGAAAAATGTACGTCTTTCGCCTTCCTCATTTGCAGGTGTATGTCCGTCCGTTACATCCGTTGCTTTATAGCTATCTCCAACAAGTTCAACGAGTACTGCAATACGTTTCTTTTTTGTTTTAGGCTGTCCGTCTGTAGTGGTACCCTGTCCATCTACAGTAATTGTATTGTGAGCGATGCATGAGAGCTTCACATCATCTTTTCGCATGTATTCCAAATCATCGTCAATGATGTTTTTATTAAAATCAAATACATGTTTTACCGCTGTTTCAGCATCGTATATATAAACGCCACATTTTAACTCATTACCTCTGAAATAGGCTTCTAATCCATAGTCTGACTGTAACCTGCTAAGTACTTTAGCCGCTGTTTCGTTTCCTATAGTGAACGGTCCTAAATTTGTTTTGGTTAGTGCTTTTACCGTTAATCCAGTGCCTGCAACAAGATAGTTTAATATATCTTCGAGGGTATCAGATGAAGTAAACGTTTTTGCATCCATTGGCTTCTGTTTTAAAAGCCACATGTTATCTTCTACAGTAAATTCAATTGGTATTTTGCTACCTACCTTTGTGATAAATCCATCAAATACAGTTTCTAAATTGTCACCATAATAACCTGACTTCACTGTAATCTTGTCACCTTTCATAAACAACGGTTCACCATTAAAACCGCCTGCATTTACATTTGTGGAGCCAAGCGCAATTTTATTATTGAGCGCATCCCGATAATACAAGTTTTTGGGGATGACAACCGTTCCTCCATCCGTTAAATTTTTCCATGATGAATCCACAGAATATTCAGTAACGAAATTCAGCACCATTTTTTTAGTATGGTTAGGATAGTCTTTTTTTGCTACCTGTTGTATTGATATTTCAAACTTAACTCTATACATCTGCAATTCTTAATTCTTGTGGGGTGTCTGATAAACAATTCATTGTAAATGTTTGGTATGCTCTACCGCCTTCCATTTCAGGTAAATTGTAGGAATCAACTACGATATTATCAATTCCCATTTCTTGAAGGAAACTTGACGCTACTTGTATCACTACAGGCGCATCCAGCATCTTTTTTAAATTGCTGATTTCCTGAGTGGGTCGTACTCCGTTATCGCCTGTAATAATGCCATTGATTGTGATTTGATAATCACTTAACCCAATGTATTCTTTAACCGTTCCATTTCTACCTGCTATTTCTGTTTTGATGATAACCTTTGCTTGATCAACAGTCATGAGAACCGCCTGTAATTGTATTTGTGGAAAGCTAATTGTTTGACCTTGTGTAGGACCTTCATAGCTACCTGCTTGAAATATGATATCAGAATATACAGGCGTTCCAAGTTTGGACGTTCCGATAGGTTTATCAGCATTGGTTGTTTTCGGTATGTTTTGCGCGTATCTGTTAATTGTTTCCATGGTTATTCTGCTACTACTTGAAAGTCATTTAATGCTGATGCTAAAGCGTTTACTACCATTTCCTTTAACTTGTCTGTACCTTCTTTGATATTGGTCGTTTGGATGGTAAATGCTTTGATTATACTGTCATTGTGTACGTTTATCGTAACTGATTTGCTACCTACTGCACGAGTTTCAGCTCTTGTTTTGCCTACTTTTTGCACGCTGGTATTTGCTGATGTAGAAGCCTTAGAACTATTTACAAGTCCTTGGTTTTCAAATTCGGTAACTGCTCCAAGCTTTGCTTTGATGGTTTCTAAATCACCTGCATACTTTTGGCGTTCCTTTGCCATATCATCCGCCTGGCCGCCAAAGCCTGTACTTCTTAATGTATTGATACGATCATCGAACCTGATTAGAGTTTCCTCGGTATCTTTTAACTCCTTGATGTATTCCTCACGTCTATTTTTTGCGACAATTGCCCTTGCTTCACTTTCTTTTTTACCTGCCTTGACGTAATATGACATATCGGCTTCAAGTAGTCCAACCTCTTGAATGCCTTTATTTTTAGCAAAATCATTTTGCGCTTTTATTGCAAGCTCGGTACTATTCACATAGTCCATGTATGCCATCGCAAGCGTAGAAATTGCTGTTATCATGAGCGTAACGGGTCCAAGTGCTGCCATAGTAGTAACGCCAAATCCTTGCATTACAGGTATAACGGTTTTCATGGTAACGATGAACGTTCCCATCCCGACTGCAGCCGCTTTTACTTCATCTTTGTATTTCACAAACCAATTCCAACCATTTTTTAAATGTTCGATTAGTCTGAATAAGCCTGTCAACACTCCTTCAATAGCTGGCTTCAAATCATTGAACATTTTTACCTTTAATTGGAAAACAGCATCCCCCAAATTTGATATTTTAACCGATGTATTCCCAGCCATGTTTTCAAGTCCATGGTAATAAATGCCACCTGCTTCATGCGCTCTTTTCAAAGCCATGGTGATTTGCTCGTAAGTAATTGCAGATTCTTCACCTTTGGCATTTGCTTTTATTCCTGCAGCTTCAAGCACTTTGTAAATGTTTACACCGGCAAAGGCAAATTGTTTGATGTCTAATGCTGTAGCTTTGCCTGTATTGCTGATTTGTTGCAAGTTCACAACCATACGCTGTAGTTCTGCATCTCCGCCGCCTGTAGCGGCTATAGCATTGCCTAAATTGAGAACGTCCTGTCTTGCATTGTCAGCGTTTACACCTGCTGAAATCAAAGCCTTGTTTGCGTTTAGCAACCCCTCAAAAGCAAATGGGGTTTTCGTAGCATCTTCCATCGTGTTTTGAATCACACGAGATGCATCCTTTGCGTTTCCTAATAGTGTTGTAAGTCCTGTTTGAGCATCTTCTACCTTGCTACCTGCTTCAACCATTGATCGCACAAAAGAGGAAACTGCATAGACTGAAAATGTACTGGCAATAATTCCCTTTAGGCCCATCATAGAACCTTCTAATTTCTTAACTGATGCATCAGCAGCGTTTATACCTGCTGTGAACTGATCTTTAAGGGATAATATGTATTGTACGTTTGTTGCCATTATTTAAAGTCCACTTGATGAACGGTTTTTAGATAATATTTTGTTTGTTCCCATGCTTCGATAAATTCATCTTCTGTTAAGTCTTTCGGGTTTATATGTAAATAGCCTCGAATCAATGCAGTTTGTCTTCTTACACCGTGTTCGAGGCTATCCGTAATTTTGTAGGCTTCTATTTTTTTTTATACTGATCTACATAACTGCTTACTAAATTTGAAACGATATAATTACATACACCCAACTTGTAAGGGTCACATGCAGGACTGTCACCATAAGTGATAGCGTCTGAATGTTCTGTAAGCGTACAGTTTTGACGCAATTCCTCTGCAGCCATAATCAAACCAATGGAACCAGCCTTATCAAGTGCTACGAGCTTCATCATGTAGTTAGGCTCTTTAATGTAGCACACAACACGATCGTTAGTGTCAGGATTGACAAATACTGCAGGATAAACCTTACTTAAATTCAATTCCTTTGCGATTTCATCGGCTCTCTGTGTGTACTGCTCTCTTTCCGCTTCTGTCAGTTGTTTAAATTCCATACAATTATTTATTTTCGATTAATGCGATACGTAAAGGAATTTTTACTTTGATCATTGTGTCTCCCTGGTTAACTGATACTGGAGCTTCTAAAAAATTGCATGCTTTAAGCACTACTACAGAAGGGGTAACAGTACCGCCAAAGGTTACAGGAATATCAAAGTAAGGAATATCCAATGGGTCCTTATTGGGTGCATTGTTGATTATATCACGCCAAGTGTCGTAGTATAATTCAATACTTCCAGTATATTCTTTTTTGCCATAACCACGAGATACCGGTATAGGACCTGCTCCGTAATTATCATTGATATCCTGTTTTGAACTCCATTCAATTGATGTGATGCCAATTACAGGAGTTCCGAATAAAATTAAATTGATATTGTTCCAGGAGTGTGCAACTCCGTTAATTAATGGTACCATGATTAAGAAATTGAAGGTTTAAAGCCAATAGGAATTGTGATAAATCGAGCCACACCATTAATTACAAGGGTAACAGCTACTATTAGTTCAGATGTTGCGAGTACGTCCTGTACTGGGTCAATAACTACTTGTTTTGCACTTATCTCCGCATCTCTTAACATCTGATCAAGTGCCACGTCTCCAACATTTTCAAGCATTGCCACTGTATTATCTGAAATCGTACCATCCGCATTTAATTGGATAGGACTGTTCAAATATGGTAAATACCCTAAATAAAGTAATCGTGTTGCTTTGTCGATGGTACGATTGTTCTCGATGTATGCATAGTCTGATGTCTGCACAATTGCTGTGTGACTATCATTATGCCATGAACCTGATTTGCCTACGAACTTTTTAAGGAAAATGTATCGTTTGTTATTCAAGGCTTCGAGCAATGAGGTAGTAATAGAAACGTCAGTGAATAACTTTCCATTGCTAAATGCTAAGGCTTCCAACTCAGTACCATTTGACACGTTGTATTGACCTACCCAGGCAATTGAATCACTTACTTTCGATCTTGCAACGGTACCAAGTGCAGCGCCTAATGTAGTGATTGACTTAGCGTATGTCATTGATAGGAAATAACCGTAACCGCCACCATCTTGACCGATGATTGCTGATACTTTGTTATTGCTAAAGGTTGACAAATCAGTAAGCGTGCTGATGTCTGATGTTCCTATTAAATCCGCTGCATAAAGAGCTGATAAAGGCATTTTAGCATCATCATTTACTACACATACTCCGTTGATCGCTGTTAAATCTGCAGTGGCAAATGCTGCACCGTTTTTGTAGATACCTATTTGACGAATTGCACCTTCTGCAAATTGTTGCATAAGTGTAATTTCGGTAAACGTGTATGGTGATGGTATTGCATAGAATCCAATGTACAATACTCCTTTAGGAATGATACGAAAGAACTCCGACACATGATAGTGGTAAATAGCTAATAATGATGCAACCCCTGCAACTACATTTTGTGTGAGTGTACCTGCAATGGTACCTGTGATGGTAACAGTGTAGGGAGTGCCACTATTAAGATAAATGCCTAATCTTTTTGGAGCTGCCACTGTTAGTGTAGCTGTGGCAAATGATGCTGAATAGCCTGTACTTACAGTGAGTGCATTGATAGCCGCTGCGATTGATGCGCCTAATATTGCTATTGTAGTATCTCCTGCAACCTTTGTGTATTCACACAAGGTTTGTGTTTGAGCTGCTCCATTTTCTTCTGCGATATCGGCAACGGTTAATTTAAAAATGTCACCTGTTGCGCCTAACGTGGTGATTTCATACGTCATTGTTGATGCTGTTGCATCTGAATACGTATCAACTATTCCAGCGGTTTCTGCATCTGCAACAGAGTACAGAGCTTTCACTCTTGCACCTGACGTAAATCCTGATGGGAGATTAGCTGTATAGAATAGTAAACCACTCACGTAGTCTTGACCTGGCAAAGGACGGCCTAAGCCGCCCTGTCCTTTGATAAATGTTATGTTTGGTAAATTCATTACAGTGAATGATTTAAAAGGTTAAATTATGCTGTGATTTCTCTGCTTACTACTTGCCATGCTGTGCCATTAAAAACAGCTTCTACACAAGCGAATTTCGAAGCAGGGATGGTAACAGTACCAGAACTGATAAAGCCTGTTGAAAGGGTTACAATTCTTTGTGTACCATCGGTACCAAATAAAATTGTCATTCTATCACCTACCATTGGAGGGGTTGTAGAAGTTCCTACACCTGCAGTCAAAGTAAGTGCGCCTGTAAGCTGTGCTACTTTTACAAGGGTGTCAGATGCTGTGTCTTTTGTCGTGATGGCAATAGATGCCGCATATGCTGGTGTTTGATAGTCTTTCGATTCTCTGCGTCCTGTATTGTCGGTGGCCGCTGTACCGGTAAAACGTGCTGATGTGCTCATGATGATTATTTTTTAGAGGGGTTTGTAGATTCTTTTTCTTTCTTTGCCGGGGCTTCTTTCTTTGCTGGGGCTTCACCAAGGATTTCGTCCCTGCTTACCTCGTTAGGAAATTCGACACGTTGGTGAAGTAACCAACCGCCCTTGTCGTTCATGTAAACAACCTTTCTTTCAGGGTTGCTTACTAAGTATTCTTTCAGTTTGTCGCTATACATAATTGATATTTTAGATTGTTCCGTAAAGGACTGTTTCTGCTCCCCAACCAATTTGAACGTCTACCTTCATCAACA